ATTCCTAAGGGGATTGTGACGACGGCGTGGCCTCGGGTGGTTGCTCAGTGTGCGGCGATGGGTGTGTCGTTTGATTCGTGGCAGCACGGTATTGGTGCGATTGCTTTGGGTAAGCGCAAGGACGGGAAGTATGCCGCGACTGTCGGCGGCGTGGTTCTGTCCATTCCGCGTCAGGTGGGTAAGACGTTTCTGGTTGGCATGATCATCATTGCCTTGTGCGTCTTGTTTCCGAAGATGACTGTTTTGTGGACTGCTCACCGCACGCGTACGTCAACGATGACGTTTAAGACGATGCAGGGCATGGTTCGCAAGAAGAAGATTCGCGTTCACCTTGCAGCTGAGCGTAATGATGGTATCCGGTCTACGAATGGTGAGCAGGAGATCCGGTTTAAGAACGGGTCTGTGATCATGTTCGGCGCGCGTGAGGCTGGTTTCGGTCGCGGGTTTGATGCGGTCGATGTTGAGGTGTTCGATGAGGGGCAGATCCTTTCGGAGAAGGCGCGTGAGGATATGGTGCCGGGGACGGATGCTGCGACTCATCCGTCCGGTGCGCTGCTGTTCTTCATGGGTACCCCTCCGCGTCCGACCGATCCGGGTGAAGAGTTCACGAACCGTCGCTCTAAGGCGTTGGGCAAGGGTCCGGCTGAGCGCGTCCATGCGGTGCGCGGGAACACGGTTTATGTCGAGTTCTCGGCTGACGATGATGCTGATCCTGATGATCATGCGCAGTGGTCCAAGGCTAATCCATCGTTTCCGTCCCGCACTCCCTTGGAGTCGATGGAGCGGATGCGGGAGAACCTGACCGATGATGATTCGTTCCGTCGTGAGGCGTTGGGGATCTGGGATGCTGCGGGCACTCCTGAGGTCATTGATGCGGCGTCGTGGGGTCGGGTTTCCGACCCGGCGTCGATGCCTGTCGAGCGTCTGACGTTGGCGATTGATGTTGCTCCCGGTCGTGGCATGACGTCTGTGTCTCTCGCTGGGAAGCGCGCTGATGGGCTCTGGCACGTGGAGCTTGACGACACACGCAAGGGCACCGAATGGGTGTCTTCATGGGTTCGCTCCACGGCTGAGAAGAACCGTCTGCATGCTGTCGTGGTCGATGAGATGTCCGGTCTGGTAGAGGTCCGCAAGGGCCGCAACTACCTGATCGGCACGGATGTGATTGTGACGTTGGCTGCTGCGGAGGGTCGGGATATGGCGATCGCTTGCGGCAAGTTCTTCGACGGTGTGATGGAAGCGGAGCCGAAGCTTCGACACGTGGATCAGCCGCAGTTGAACGTGGCTCTCTCGGTGGCGCGTAAGCGTCCGCTGGCGGGCGCGTGGGCGTGGAACCGGAAGGACGAGACGTCGGATATCACGCCGATCGTTTCGGCGACTCTCGCCCTGTGGGGCGCTCAGAGGGATGACGTGGAACGCCCGTTGCGGCGTCGGACTAGCGAACGAACGGCGGTGATCCTGTGAACGATGAGCCTCTTCGTGTTCCTGGTCTCGATGATGACGAGATTCGCACGGTGAACCTGCTGGCGAAGCAGTTGAAGGATAAGACGCCACACAACCGGAAGCGTTCGGACCTGTATGACGGGAAGTCGGCTCTGCGGCAGGTGGGTACGATCATCCCGCCGCAGTATTACAAGCTGGGGCTTGCCTTGGGCTGGGCGGCGAAGGGAGTTGATGGTCTGGCGCGGCGCTGCAACCTGGACGACATGGTGTGGACGGGTGGTTCGCTTGATGACTTGGGGATGCAGGAGCTCAAGGATTCGAACTTCCTCATGTCGGAGTTGTCGCAGGCGCGCACCGATTCGCTGATCCATGGTGTGTCGTATCTGATTACGACGAAGGGTGACGAGTCTGAGGGTGAACCGGCTGCGCTGGTGCATGCGAAGGATGCGTTGAATGCGACCGGTGAGTGGAATAACCGGAAGCGCCGCCTGGATAATCTACTGTCGGTGACGTCGCGTGAGCGCAACCGAATCACCGGGTTTGTGTTGTATCTCGACGGTGAGACGGTGAACGCTGATCGCGTTGACGGCAAGTGGGTGGTGGAGCGGTCTGAGCATGACTGGCATGTGCCGGTTGATCCGCTGATCTACAAGCCGCGCACGTCGAAGCATATGGGGCGGTCTCGTATCACCCGTGCTGCGATCTCGCACCAGTATTCGGCGTTGCGCGAGTTGGTGCGTCTTGAGGCGCACATGGACGTGTTCACGATCCCGCAGCTGATTCTGTTGGGCGCGGATGAGCGGATCTTCAAGAACACGGATGGTTCGTTTAAGGCGTCGTGGCAGGTTGCTTTGGTGCGCGTGTTCGGCATTCCGGACGCAGTTGATGATGATGGTCAGCCTATTGAGGGTCCGACCGCTCGTGCCGCGGTGGAGCATATTGCCGCACAGTCTCCGGCCCCGCATCTGGCGGATTTGAACGCTTTGGCGAAGCTTGAGGCGCGTGAGTATGACCTGCCGGATTCGGATTTCGCGATGACTGATTTCGCGAACCCGACTGGTGCGGATTCGTACACAGCGTCTCGGGAGAATCTGCTTTCTGAGGCTGAGGGTGCGACGGAGGATTGGTCGGTTTCGATCCGGAAGACGGTTGTGCGGGCTCTGGCTATCCAGAACGGTGTGACTGAGATTCCTAAGGATTGGGCGTCGATTGATACTCGGTGGCGTAATCCGATGTTCCTTTCGCGTGCCGCTCAGGCGGATGCGGGGGCGAAGGAGATCGCTTCTCTCCCGGGGTGGGTGAAGGAGACGACGGTGGCCATGCGTCGCCTGGGCTGGTCTCAGCAGGAGATTGATCTGGCATTGCAGGAGCGCCGTCAGAGTGTTGGACGGCAATCGGCGGCGGCGATCATTGCGGCCAGGACCACGGAGGTTGCTAATGGTGACGCCGTTGGAGTCGAAAGCACAACTGACAGTCCTGGGTGACGATGCGGTGGATACGGTGCGGTGGATGCTGCGCCGTTCCTCCGGGTCTTGGGAGTCGCGTCGTCTGCAGTTGTTGGACACGGTGCCCGATGTGGCGGCGTACTACTCGGAGGGGTCTGCGGCGTTGGCTACGGACCTGTACGACGACATGCGTGTGGGCGTGAAGGGTCGGCATGCGGCCGTCCCGGTGGTCCTTGATCGGACGGTGCGGATCAGGCGTGGGGTGGCGTGGGCGTCGGAGCCGTTGTCTGTTGATGATGACGTTCTGGCGGCTGACCGTCTCGCCGTGTTGATGCGGTCTGAGATGACCCGCCCGTACCGTTCGACGATCATCGAGAACCGTAGGGCTGACCCGAAGTGTGTCGGCTGGACGCGGATTGCCCGGGCCGCATCGTGCGGCGTGTGTAAGGCGCGGGCCGCCGGGGGGGCCGGCTACAAGAAGGCGACGGCGTACTTCGCGGCGCACGACTCGTGTGTGTGCACGTGTGCGCCCGCCTTCGTGGGCGGCGATATGGGCCCGGAGGCGGATGTCATGCAGTACATGGCGTCTGGACGGCGTAGGACGCCGAAGGAGAAGGCGTTGATCCGTGATTGGGCTTCTCAGTACGAGGACGAGTCGAATCCACGGAAACACATCAAGACTTCCGTCGAGTGATCGGCGGCTGTACCCGACAGCTTCGGGGGTTCTGAAGTGCGACGGCACGGAAACGGATGGAACGAGATGACTGAGAATAACGACGCCGCAAACCAGCAGGAGAACGGTGGCGCTCAGAAGCAGGAACAGCAGGCTAAGGCGGGGACTTTCACCGCCGAGCAGCAGGCCGAGGTGAATCGCATCGTCCAGGAGCGCGTTCAGCGTGTCGAGGCGAAGTATGCGGATTATGGCGACCTGAAGGCGAAGGCGGACAGCGCGAAGACGGTGGAGCAGAAGCTTGCCGACCTCGCAGCCAAGCACGCAGAGGCGGAAGCCCGCGCGCTGCGTTCGGATATCGCCGCGAAGTACGGGGTCTCCGCGGAGGACCGTGACCTGTTCCTGACGGGTTCCGACGAGACGGCGCTTGAAGCGCAGGCGAAGCGCCTTGCGGATCGGGCTGTCGATCAGAAGAAGAACGGCAACCGTGCGCCCAAAGAGGGCAGTACGACCAATGGCGAAGACAAGGACAAGGGCTTGCGGGAATTCACTCGCACCCTGTTTGCGTCTGCGCAAACCGACTAGGAGGTAGCAGCATGGCTGCACTTGCAACGGGGTTCCTTGAGCTCCCCGACCACATCATCGACCCGTGGCTGGGTAAGGTCGCGGCTGGTTCGACGATTGCGACCCTGTCGCCGTCTGAGCCGCAGAAGTTCGGTACCGGTAAGGCGATGATCTTCGACTCTGGTGAGGCTGAGCTGGTGTCTGAGGGTGGACAGAAGTCCTCCAACGACATCACGAAGTCGACGCAGACCGTTGAGCCTCACAAGTTCCAGAAGACCGTTCGTATGAACGAAGAGGTTCTTTGGGCTGACGAGGATCACCAGCTGCGTGCTGTGGCTGAGATTCTGGCGCAGATCCAGCCGGCGCTCTCGCGCGCGCTGGACTTCGGTGGCATTCACGGCGTGAACCCGAAGACGGGCGTTGTTGCGGCGTCGATCACGCAGAAGCTGGTTTCGGCTACGAACCAGGTTGAGCGCGGCGCTTCGGACAAGCCTTACGCGAACCTGGATGCGGCTGACGCTCTGGTGCTCGCTGAGGGTTACGCGCCGAGCGACATCGCTCTCGACCCGGTGTTCGCGGCGAAGTTCTCTGCACTGCGGGGGACGAACAGTGAGCAGAAGCTGTACCCGAACTTCCGTCTGGGTCTGGACGCGTCCGAGCTTGAGGGTCACCGCGCGTCGGTTTCTCGCACGGTCGGCGGCGTCGGCACCCTTGCGGTGGCTTCGAACCTTCTGGGCATCGTGGGCGACTTCTCGGCATTCCGTTGGGGTGTGCAGCGTGCGCTTGGCCTTGAGCTGATTAAGTACGGCGACCCGGACGGTCAGGGCGACCTGAAGCGCAACAACCAGGTCGCGTTCCGCGCCGAGGTTGTTTACGGCTGGGGTATCGCGGACCTTGATGCGTTCGCGCTGATCGTCGACAAGGTGGCGTGATCGTGGCTCGTCTCAAGAACGTGGTGACGGCTGTGGTCGTCAACGTTCCTGACGGCCACCCGATCACCACCGATTCGCAGTGGGTGCCGGTGGAGACGCCGAAGCCTGAGAAGCCGAAGAAGTAACAGAGAGAGGGGGCGGTCATGACTGTGACTCCCGCGATGATTGCGGTCAAGCTTGGCGTGACCGCCCCCGAACCTGATTCGATTCAGGAAAAGCAGTGGCAGATGGATATCGATGACGCCATGATGCTCATCGAGAACCGGGCTGAAGAGTTGGACGTGGACATTGCCACGATCAGCGAAATGAAGCTTGACTACGTGGTGCGCGAGGCTGTCGCCGCGTACATCAAGAGGCCGGATGATGCCACGCAGGTGTCGATCACGGTTGATGATGGCACCACGTCGAAGTCGTACCGTTCCGGTAAGGGGCGGGTGGTGATCCTTGACGAGTGGTGGTCGATGCTCGGGCTGGTTGAACCTGACGAGGGCGCGTTCGCTATCGACATGGTGCCTGGCGTCGGGACGATTCACGATCTGGCGTGTTCGCTCCGCTTCGGTGCCGACTACTGCTCTTGCGGTGCGGACATTGCCGGGTATCCGATCTACGGGGTGGCGCCGTGAGCCTGGGATACGACATCGCCGCGGCCCTTCCGGGGTTGCGTGCTGAGGCCAATTCCCGCATGTCGGAGTCGGTGACGGTGGTCGCGTTCGAGGACGGCACAGACGAAACCACGGGCGATCCGATACGTGTCCCGGTGCTGGTGCGGTACACGGGCATTGGTCGTATCCGGTGGAATTCGCGTGAGGTTACGAATGCGAACGGTCCGGGCGGTCCGGTGACGGTGCAGGAGCCGTACCTGTCGATCCCGTTCGGTTCCCCGCGCTTGTTCGACGCTGACGAGGTGCTGGTCACGGCGTCGACGTCTGACCCGATCCTTGTTGGGCGCACGTTCAACATTCAGGGCGATGCGGTGGCGGGACAGTCCACGGCCCACAGGTATCCGTTGACGGAGGTGTGAGCGATGGCTGATGAGGATCTGTACAGTCTTGCCGCCGATCTGACTGCTTCGGGTGCTGCCGTTCGTCCGTTCGCGCGGAAGGCGCTGCAGGTGACCGCACAGCACATCAAGGACGACTGGCGGGCTGGGGCGAATCGTTCCGGGCTTGGCGGGTACGCGGCGGACATCACGTATGAGACGCGCGAGCTTGCAGGTGGGATCGTCGCAGAGATCGGGCCTACGCCTGATGGCGACCAGGGATCGTTCGGTTTCGTGGAGGATGCGCCCGGTGGCGTCCATTCCGCACCACAGCATGCAGGCCGTGATGCTCTCGAGAACAACGAGGACGATTTCGTTCGCGGTGTTGACGCGGCGGTTGCCGACGCACTCAGGGCGGTGGGGCTTTGAAAGCGGAATGGAGCGCGTTCAAGGCGCGCCTGGCAGGCCACACGATCACCGCGGGCAAGGTGTTCCCGCTGGTCAGGAAGACGGGCGATACGACGGTGCGCGATAACTACATTGTCGCGAAGTCGCACCCGCCTGACCGTCTCGATGACGGCAGGCTTGCAGGCTCACAGCGGCCGGATTCGGATCAGCGGTACACGTACGACGTGCGGATCATCACAACCGCGGCTGACGGCCTGGACATTTGGGCGGATGCGGTGTTCGCGCAACTGCTCGGCCACAAGTTGATGGTTCCTGGTCGCAGGTGCACGCCGGTTGAGCTTGTGCAGAACGTCGAAGAAGGGGATGGGTACGACCGTGTGTCGGACCTGTTCTGGCGTGACCTGAGTTTCCGTTTCTGGTCCCGCAGAGCACCGAAGGAGACACCATGACGCGGTATGTGCGCGTGAAGAACAAGGAAACGGGTCACGAGTTCGATCTGCCCGTCCAGAATTTCGACCCCGAGAAGTTCTCGAAGGTCGCCCGATACCCGGAGACGACGCGCCCGCGCCGCCCCAAGCTGAACGTCCGCGTGGGCGGGAAGCGCATCGCCCCCGTGAAAACTGACAAGGAGTAACCCCATGGCAATCACTCTTCCTTCGGCCGTGCCCTCGATGGGTACCCGCCGTGTTGTGTTCATCCCTGGCCCTGTGGCTGACATCGATGCGATCACGGTCGCGGAGGTCACGTCTGGCAAGAACATCTCCTGCTACCTGACCCGTTCGGGCGGATGGAACGCTGGCGGCGACCAGGCCACCATCACCGATTCGCGTTACTGCTCGGCGCAGGACTTCGAGATCCCCGGTTCGAAGACTCGCACCCTCGCGCTGCAGTACACGATCAACCTGAACGAGCCCACCGAGGATGAGGCTCGCATTGCTCTCACTGAGGGCGTGGAGGGCACTCTGGTTCACCTGATGCAGGTGGATGAGGAGTCGGAGACGTTCGCCGCTGACGACTTCTACGAGGCTGTCCCCGTCCGCATGGGCGAGCCGATGCTCGTCAACGTGGAGGACAACGCCGTGGACCGTGTGAACCAGAAGGCGTTCATCCGGGGTCCGTGGCGCAGCTTCAAGCAGCTGGTCGCAGCCGCTTGACATCAACCCCTGGGGGCCGGTTACACGGGGCCGGCTCCCAGGTTTCACCCGTGATCCCGTGAACAAGACTTTTGAAGGAGAAACCCGTGTCGAACCTTTCCAGCCGTCTCGCTGGCCGCAAGATGCCGCACAAGGATGTGCCGATCTGCCTGAATATGGATCTGCTCGAAGAGCGGGATGACGCGATGAGGGCACTGGACTCTGCGACCCGCGCGTCGAAGGACGACGACCGCATGGTATCACGTGAGTCTGCGGCTGTTGCTGAGGCTCGTGCCCGTGTGAATGAGTTGGATGCGCAGATCCGTGATGCGTCGATTGTTCTGCGGGTGAAGGGTGTTGGCCGTCACACGTACAACCAGTGGCTGGTTGACTGCCCGCCCGCGAAGGGCAAGACGGGCGCTTTCAACCCGTCCACGTTCTACCTGCATGCGGCGAAGAATTCAGCCGTGTATGTGGATGAGAACGGCGTCGAGCATGAGATCACCGATGAGGAGTGGTCTGAGCTCGATGAGATGACGGACGGTGAGCATGACCGTCTCGCGCAGGCGGTCCTGTACGTGAACCGTTCCGTGGGGGCGGTTGATGTAAGTTTTTTCGGGAACGCCTCCGAGGTGACGCGCGACTCGTTCGGGATCTCCGCATCGCGCGGGACCTCGGAATCGCCCCGCGACGGCTCTGGGGCTGGGAAGCAGAAGAAGTCCACGTCGAAGAAGTAGACGACGACGGGCGGAAGACGGTAACCGTAACCCGTGAGCCCGAGTTTGATGCTGAGCAGCACGCCATGTTGGCGGCGTTGGCTGAGCATGAAGCGAACCTTGGGCCTCACGGTCTCCCGCTGGACGAGACGACCTCACCTGACGCGGACCCGGATAACCCTGCGGCCACGTACCACTATGAGCCGAAGGTGCTTCGGGACTTCGCGCAGACCGCTATCGAGGAACGCGAGAAGGACTTCAAGGACAACCCGTCACAGGCGCGCATGTTCTACGCCGTGAGGGTGGATCACTGAGGGGCGTACGCCGGGCACAGATGGATCGTTGACAGG